GAACAACCTTCGCAGAGGGTGCCGTTGCCCATCCCAAACCTCCATCTCGAAGCTCTTCGACGTGATGATCCACAGCGCCATCAATGGATTCCCCGAACCGTCGATGAAGTTGGGAGACCAGAGATCAATGGTGTTGGCGTCGTGGACGATTTTGTACGTCCCCCCAGCAGTCGATGACCCTCCAGCCGTCCACGTAAGCGAGGAGTTGGCAGCTTGAACAGAGGCAGCCCCAGTGGCCCACGCGGATCCCCCATTGTCGACGTAAGCGGTTTCCGAGTTGGTCCATTGGCGAGTCTGGTATTGCCAGACGTTCGTGAGGTAGCAGCGCAGCCAATACCCTTCGGAAATCGCCGGCTGATACGGCTGGCCGGAGAGGAAGCCGGACGAGAAATTCCCGGCGGCCGACGTCATATCCGAGGCGTCAACCCTCGTCACGGGGATGCGGAACGTCCCGATTATTTCGTCCGGGAATCCGTCGGCGGCAACGTTCGACGCCATGATGTCCCCGCCACCCATCCCCCAGTTGTCGGAGTCCGTGAACGCGAGCCCCGAGCACCCGAGCCAGCCGTCCGTGGCGATGCGGCGCAGATAGTGCCCGTCGTCATTCTGCCCGCCGGTCTGCAAGAACGGGAATTTCCCGACGAGCTGCACGCAATCGCTGGTCGTGGTGCAGAACGTGGCGACCTCGTTGCTCATGATGTTGAGCAATCGCCAGTCGTTGGTCGCCCAAGTCCCGGTCCAGCGCGGGATCTCGCGCACGATCACGTTCCACCCAGCGCGACGGTCCTGCCTGATCACCTTCTCAAGCGCGTCGCCAGCCAGCCCTCGGGCAGTCGGCTCCGTCAGGACAAGCAGCGTCGCCGCGTGCGCCTGGATCGACAGGAGAAGGATTGCGAGTGCCAGTCTCATTTCTGGATAGGAGGGCCGGCGACGGTCGTCGGCGCGTTGGTGAATCCGAGCACGGCACCGACTCTGTTGCGCGAGTGAGCCCCGTTTCCGTCGTGGGCCAGCTCCGGGGCGACGGCGATTGCTTCCGGTCGCACCCGGATCGGAGCGAAGGCCTTCGTCGGATCGCCAAGTCCGGAGATCACCGCCACCTCGTCGGCGCTCAGCGCCACCGACCACGTCGCCGCGTCGCTCACGTAACCAGGCCAGAACTGTGCCGGGGTGCCGGTGATTCTCCCGCCGACGGCCGTGCGGTTCGCCGCGGCCGGGACGCGGGAGGAAGTGTTCGTCGCCGCCGCGATCCCGTTCACGTAGAGCACCCGGGTCGTGGCGTCAATCCCGACCCCGCAAAGGTGCGTCCATGCGTTGATCGGAAGCTGGGTTGTCCCGCTGCCCGTCGAGGCTCCCGATGTGTCTCCAGCGCGGAACCCAGGAATACCGCTGCCCGCGATGATGAGTTGATACCCGGCGTTGTTGTTGGCGTTGGTGCAAGCCCCGTAGGCCATCGCCAGCGCGTTTGTAGCGGTAGGGTAGACCCAGCAGGCAATGGTAAACGGGTAGTTGGTCGGTGGAACCTGTTCAACGATCCCGTATTGCGAACTCCCGTTGAGGCTCACCGCCCCGTGAGCCGTCAACGCGGTCAGGATGTAGAGAAGGAATCGCATCCTAGTTGCTGTCGAGGATCTCCAGAACGACCGCACGCAGGTCGGCATTTCCGGTCTCGGTGTCCGAGGCGTTGCCCTGGTCGCGCAGCACGCGCCCGATGATCGGCTGTCGGTTCGTGATCCCTGCCAGGTCGGCGTAGTTCAGCGACGCGTTGGTGATCGCGATTGATCCAGGAAGCGCGTTGGTGAGCTTTACCGCCGTCAGCCAGGTGGTCGTCGTCGGATCGGTGCCGGTGCCCGGGGCTAGCTGGACCTGCCAGACCACCGCGTTCCCAGCCGTGTTGGTGCTTCCAAAGTGCAGGGTGACTTTCAGTCCGCCGGCCAGATTGGCCTGGGGCGGGATCACGCCTTCAAAAAGCCTCTCGTTGTCGGTGCTGGGACTGAACCGAGCGAACCGGCGCCCGTTGCCGACCACCACATCAAGAGCCTGCGCTGCAGCGTTGGTTCCGCTCACGAAGTCCTTGGCGAACGCCGAGAACAGGAACCGGACGGCGTTGGAGCTTCCGCCGCCGGCCGCGGACTCCCGGACGATCCGGCCTGTGCCAACCGTGTTGGTAACCCGAAGTTCGCCCGTTACAACTTCGAAGTCGGACGATATGGTGGAGATGAAATTGGTCCCACCGGGGAGACTCTCGATCTTGTCTCGGATGGCGTTCTTGGTGGGGGCCTCAAGCGACCCGTTCCATGCCGTCGCGTCGTAGGCCTCGTCGGGAACGGAAATGTCCCCGGTGAACGTCGCCCCGGCCAGAAGCGCGTAGTTAGCGGCGGTCTCCAGCGCCATCGTCCCCAAGCCAAGCGCCGTCCGTTGGGCAGCAGCGTCCGCAGCAGTCAACAGGGCTCGGCCCGCCGTCGTGCTGGTGGCGTTCGTGATGATCCCGCCAGAGTTCCGATAGGGCATGTCCCCAGTCGCCGCCATCGCAAAATGGAACTGGAGCAACGGCAGCCTGTACGCCTGCACGTCCTGATCCAGCACCAGCCCCAGGCTCGTCCGAGCGCCGGCCGCGTTGGTCGCCCCGGTCCCGCCGTCCGACACGCTGATACCGTTCGCAGCCGTGATGGAGTTCACGGCCAGATCCCCGGAGATGGTCAGGTTCGTATTGATGACAACCGGAGCGTTGAACGTCTGCGCCGCGCTCCAGCCCTGGGCGACGTTCGTTGAGGCGTTCCCGCCACCTCCACCGCTAGGGGTGGCCAGAGTCCCGTCGTCCCGGATGAACTTCGTCCCGTCAGGAGTTCCGGACGCAAGTCGAGCAATCGGAACCGTCCCGGAACTGAATGCCGTGGTGGCGCTGAGGTTCGTTCCTCCAGCAAGGTTGTTGGCAGCGTGAGCGGTGAGAACCACGTTGGATGCCTGCCACAAGTTCGCCGCCTTCAGGGCCGCTTCTTCTGCCTGGTAGAACGCGGTAGTGGCAACGCTGGTGTCGTTGTCGTCTGCGCTTGGGGTGGTGGCCGTGGCCGCTCCGATGTCCCCGCCACCGAACAGGAGAACTCCGGTTCCGCTTTCGTCCGAGACCTTCCCGCGAAGATCCGCCGACGTGAGGTCAGTCAGCTTGTCCGGTGTAACGCTGGCGCTGGCGAGCTTGTTGCTCGCGATCGAGGCGTCCACCACCTGAAACGCCAGATTCGTCACGCCCGAGGCCGCCACGCGTTCAACCGTCGCAGAGGAGACGAAGTTGGGGTCATCGACCTCGGCCCCACCCCAGAAAACCCGCGAGGAGTTCGTCCCTCCACTGCCGCTTGGCCATGTCGTTCTGGCCACGCCACCCAACGTGATCGCTCCATCCACGACAAGGTTAGTGGTCAGCCTGATCGTCCCCACGCTGTCGTAGGCGATGCTTGCGGTTTGTGGCCCGGCTCCGTCTCCAAAAACGATCCGGCCACCCGCCAGCAAAGCCACCCGCGTAGCCGCATCGTTGGTAATTCCGACTCCGACCCCAAGGTGTCCGACATTGGTCCGCAGTGACAGGACTGCGGACTCTGTGAGTAGGGTTTCCGCAGACAGCCGCCTGAGGGTCGTGTCAACCGTGGATGATCCACCGGGACCAAACGCAAGCGTCTGGTTCACGCTGAGTCGTACTCTCGGTTGAGCGTCTCCAGGAGCATAGGCCGCGAGGAGCGAGTCATTCACTCCCTGAGGAAGAAAAACCAGCGCGTTTGTGGTGGCCAACGACGCGCTAGACAACCGAGTCCAACCGACATCCGGCGGGTTTGACCCGTCCCCGAAGTAGATGCCGTCGTAGCGCAGTCTGACCCGCTCATAGAGGTTGGTACCGTTCCAGAGTTTGAACGGTTCTCCGTACTGGACGAATGGGGAGGATAGTGTATTGGTCCTTATCGTCGCCTCAGCGTTGATCATGTCCACGAACATTTGTCCGCCGGCGGTCTGGTCAATGAGACCATTCGTCGCAACGTATATCATGTTCTCCCACTTGTTGCGGGTGCCGCTTGGCTCGATCCAGATCGTGTGGGCACCGAAGTTCTTAAAGCTGTTGTAGGACCCGGCCACCCGGAGCGCGCCGTTCGTGTTGTCTTCGTACATCCGAAGGGCATCGAAGGTGTTCTGGATCGCTCCCGACTTGACCCAAATCGAATTCGTTCCACCGTTGGCTTCGAACCAAATTCCATTAAAGCTGTTGCCAGTTGCGCTGGATTCGAGAATAAGTCCATCACCTTGGTTTGCCTCAATGGCGCCGCCGACGAGCACATTGTTCTTAGCGTTCGGAGCGAATAGCACCGCAATCTCAGAGGATTTCTCCCACTGGCAGTCGATGAACACGTTGGCTGGCGAGAAGTTAGTCAGGCTCATGCCGTAGCGTGGGGTCACCGCATACGCTTGATCCTCGTTCTGGCTGGTCGAGCAGTCGATGAACGTGCAGAACTGAGAAGCGTTCAGAAGCCAGTTGACCCCGGTTCCACCGTTGAACCGGCACCCGATGAATCTTCCACGGCCGAGGTATCCAATCCGAACAGAGACGTCAGCCAGACCGTTCGCGTTGAAGGATACGTTCTCTACTCGGTTTCCAAGGCGCAGCATCTGACGCCCGCTACCCGCATCTATACCGGGAGTGAAGTCGAAGAAGATATTTGTAGTAGGTCCGATGTATAGGAACTCAGCCTTGGTCACCAGATTAGTGCTGTGCCAGCCGCCCTGATACGACCCGTCCCGGGAGACTATGGAAATTGACTCCGCGTTGGTGATGCTGACTGGCGTGCCCATCGCATACCGGCCCCGAGGAAGCTCGATGTCCCGGGAGTGGGCCAGCATGGCAGCGAAGTTGGCCGAGTTGTCCGTGACCCCGTCTCCCACCAGCCCCCACCACTTCGCGTTTTGGGGCCGGACGTTGACGTCGTCGCTGACCCACCACTTGTTCGTCGCCCCGGAAGCGAAGACGTGCGCCACGTTGGTACCTCCTGACGGAAGGGTGGAAACTGCCGTGAACGTGCGGGCGCCGTAGTCGTAGGAAACGACAACCCGCTCTCCGACGACAGGAACGCGGGCAACGAGGTCGGCCTTGCTCGCCAGCGTGCGAACCTGTCCGGACGCCTGCCCGAAGGCCGCGCGGGAGAACAGGAACAGGATGGCGAATAGGATGCGCTTCATTCTCAAATGTCCATTTGCAGGGTAGTCCTGCGGTAAATGCGGTCCTCGGCGGTGTTGATCCAATCGACTCCATACGTCCCGGTCTCGTCTCCGGTCTCGTCGTACTCGAAAGCGGCAGGGTCTCCATTGCCGTCCGCGCTGAGTAGGATCCACTGCGGACGGCTGTAGGAGGCCGCGGCGGCTGCGGCGTTCGCGAGCGGGAGAACCTGGGAAGTCGCCGTGCTGGTGGTCAGGTCTTCGAGGTCGTACGGACCACCGCTCGCCGGGACCCAAATCGTGAACGCTGGAGTGTGTGGGATTCGGACTGTGAAGTAGCCGTTTCCGAGAGTAGTCGAGAATGCCCCGTTGGCGTCAGTGGCGACGAGCTTCGGGAGACCGCTGGCAACCCCACTCGCCCCATCGAAAGGAGCAGTGGACAGCGTGAACGAGATATACCCGCTCAGGATGTCGATTGTGTCCGCAACGGTTGGCATCTTCGTTCCTTACGTGACCGTCACTCCGGACTCTGCCGCCTTCTTCTTGAAATACCGTTCAATGTGGCCAGCTTGCTTCTCGGCTGCGTGCGTCCTGACTCGCCACACCAACTCAACAATCTGAGGCGCCCTGTCTTGCACGTAGTTGATGGAGTTACCGACAGTCACGGACGGCTTGGAGTCTGACGGGCTCTCGGCGACGATACCGCCGCGCTCACCGTGTCGAGTGATCCAGTTTGGGACCTTCTCTGCCCGCTCAAACATCCGGATAGCCTTCATCCACCCGCACTTTGCCTCGCCTACCTGAGACTTGAGCTTGTTTCTCAGGGCTGCGATTGACCTTGCCTTGATGACGCGGTAGGAGCGGCCCTTGAAATCGTGAGTCTTTCCGCCCTTCTGCTGGTGAAGCGCGAGCGTCGCTTCCTCGATGATCGCCAAAGGCTTCAGTTGCGCCTTAGCAAGAAGGGCCTCGGCTAAGTGAAAGTCCTTTTTCTTCACCGCCCTACTAACAGCCGCACCAAGGCTCCTGTCGTTCTTCCCGGCATCCTGGATGATCCTGTAGTCCGCCAGTGGCTTAAATGCCTTCCCAACGTCCTTGTCGACTGCCGCATTCCCGATCCTGCGTTGGTTGGCGTACGACTCTTTCAGCGGCGCCTTCCCAAACGGAGGCGTCAACCGCATCGCGTCGCGCGCGATCAGCCCGGCCTGCTGTTTCAGGATCTCCTGCAACGCCTTTCCGGTAAGCGAGGCCATCTTGCGCAGCGAGTCCTCGAAAAGCCGCATGGAGAACGGATCAACGTACGGCGTCACTGACTCCTCCCTTCCATTCGGATGGTGTAGGAGGCCGCCTCGTTACCGACCTCGACGACCGCCCAGTTCTGGCCCTTGGCCGTCACGATGTCCCCGGCTGCCGGCGTGTAGGCCGTCCCGCGTGCGAAGACCAACGTCAATGACGCGTCCTCGCGCATTCCTCCGGTCGTCAGAAGGTTTCCTTGTAGTGTTCCGTCGGGAATCCCGGTGAACGACCCGGTTACTCCGTCCACGGTGAACGTCACACCCAACTGCCCAAGCAGAAGGCTGAGCCCTCCGGTAAGCATGTCGGTTGCTTCGCTCATCGAAATCTGTGCCGGGGGCCGACTGGGAACACAGAACCAGCCAGCCCCCGGCGTCCTCGGGTGTGGGCTACTGCGACTTGCTGAGCAGCTTGAGGGAGTACTTCAGCGAGTTGACCGTCAGCGTGGAACCCGACGCCGACGCGATGGAACTGATCTGCATGTACCCGTACCCAGCCGTCGCGAAGTTCGTCGCGTAGACGTAGGTATTGGTATCAGCAGTGGCGGCCAGGACCCACGTGGGCGCCGGGGCGGCTGCGAAAGTCACTCCATCAACGCTGTACTTGATGGTCGTGGTGATGTTGCCTGTCCCGGTTCCGCCGTTGGCGAAACTGAACTGCAACGCGACGTTCTCAGCCTTCCGCACGTCCAGCGTGATGGTAGTGTTGGAAGTGCTGCCGGTGGTGATGGTCGCCGGGAGGCCGGAAACGCTCACGTAACCGTAGTCCTGCGCCGATGCGGCGAGGCCGATGAGGCTTGCGATGGTCGCCAGCAGACCGCGGATGAGATGCTTCACTTGGTGATTCCTTTCTTGATGGGTTGCTTGGTTGCGATGGAGACCTCAACCCGGCCGGTGCGGGTCCAGAGTTCCCAGACACGGGACCCGTCAGGGTGCGACCCATCGACCCGGGCGGCGTAGAACGCCTTCCGAACCTTGTCGTCGTCCTGCTCGGGACCCATGACCAGCGTTGACCGCTGGGGGCTCTCCGGATGGTCGGTGCCGATGATGAAGTGCTTCATGGCTTAGGCGCTCTTGAGGATCCGGCCGGCGGTCGCGTCGAGTACGGCGGCGCCGAGAACGGTATCGAGCGTGAACCAGTCCGAACGGGTGGCCGTGTTGAACCAGCTGTTCATCTGCACCGCGGCGCCGAGGCCCGGGATGGTGATGGTGGTCTGGGTGAGCCCCGCGCTGGCGGCGGTCGGAGGAGTGGCGGGAACGCCAATGACGGCGCCGATGGCCTGCGGGTGACAGAAGAACCCCTGGGTGTTGGCGGTGGCGCCGGTCCAGAAGTCATTCACGAACAGGCCATTCCAGCCGGTCGGGGTGCCTTCCAGCGCGTTCAGGCTCTCTCGGGTCGTCGGGAGCAACTTGGCGATGTAGGCCGAGGCCAGGATCGCACTCTTGGTCCGCGCCTTCGCCAGCGATCCCCAGATGGTATTCAGGTCGCTCCACGCGAACGCCGCCGAGGCGATGGTCTGAACGTCGGTCGTGAACGTGCCGGTGACGATCAGCGCGTTGATGACTCCGAGGATGGCCTCGCCGATCTCCTGAGCCTTGATCTCGGACCACTGCGCCATCTTGTTGCCCGAGTTGTACTCGATGGTCGTCAGGTAACCGCCGGACGTGTACCGATGCGGGGTAACGGTCTTCGCGACGACGGTGCCCACGAAGTTAGTCGTGTCCTCGAAGGAGGTCGCATCCGTCTGCGCCGTACCGCCGGCCGTAGTGACACGGACGATGGTGGGCTGAAGCGGAACCATCGGATCCATCGAGACCTCGGTAGCGAAGGCGCCCAGAGGCCCGAGCATGGTCTGGAGGACCGTGATGACGGACTGATCCAGCATCGTCCCGAGAAGGGTCGCGCTGTCGGTGCCGGTGTTTGCGGCCACGGGGGCGAACCGGCGACCCTGCTGTCGAAGCTCCTGCCAGTTCTCCACCATGCACTTGATTCGCTCCTTGGGGGTCTGGAACGACATGACGTGATCGCGGCCGCAGGCATGGCCGGCGGTGACTCCAGCGGGGCGAATCGGGGTCGGTCCGGCCTGCGGCTTCGGGATACCGGCGAGCGTGGCGAGGGCCGTCTCATCGTTCTCGGCGGCATTCGTCCACCAATCACGCTGGGCCTGGACGATCTGGCCTTCCGCAATGGCGGAATCCACGGCCTTCTCGATGCGGTTCTTGCGCTCCTTGGCGAGCTGCGCCTTGATGGTCAACAGTTCCGCCATGAGCTTCGCACCCTCGAGGGTGTCGCCGCCTTCGTTCTTGGGCTTGGTCTGGTCGGGTGCCGGCGGCGGGGTAGGCGTCCCCGCAACAGGCGCGGTCTCGGTCTTGTTGGGATCCATTTGGATTCCTTTCCTGTCGGTTTGTTTGTGCGCGTGCGGGGCTACATGCCCCAACGCCGCCGGCATCCGCCGGAAGCGAGATTGTTCAAGAGAAGCGAGAGCAACCGGCTCGTCGCTCATCTCATCGGCCAGCCCGTAGGCAACGGCCTCCTCCCCGGTGAGCCACGTTTCCGCGGTCAGGTCGGCCTTGATTTTCTCGCGGCTCTGGCCGGTCTCGGACGCATAGATGGCAACGAGCACTTCCTCGTGCTTGTCCAGCATGTCGGCCGCCTTCCGCATGTCGTCCGCGTTGCCTTGCTGACCGGTCCAAGGCTTGTGGAGCATCCAGACGGAACCCTTGGGAGTGACCACGCGACCTGCCGCCAGCGGGATCACGGAAGCGATGGAGACCGCGTAACCGGTGATGTAGGCCGTCACGTCCTTCGCCCGCGCCTTGATGGCGTTGAAGATTTCCAGCCCGTCCTTGATGGACCCGCCTTCACTGTTCACGAACAGCGAAACAGGCTTTCCGAGTGGGATGGCGTTGAGCGCGTACACAAACGCCGAGGAGGAAGTTCCACTGTCGTCCCACCACGACTCACCGATTGGCCCACTGATGCGGATGAAGGACTCGCCGTCCGTCGAAAGATTGAAGACTCTGTTCATTGCGGGATTCCTCCGGCCGGTTTGGCTCCGTTTAGGAACGGGAGCTTGATTCCAAGGGACTCGGCGTAAGCCAACTGGTCGGAGAGCTTTTTCATCTCCTCGCGCCAGTCCAACCCCTGCGGCCCGTACACCATCTCGAAGTTCGTCGCCCCGGCAGCCAACTCGGCCAGCATCGCGGATGAGTTCCGCCCCACGTCCACGTTCACCGATCGCGGGGGCTGGATCGAAACGGCGAAGTAATCGTCCGGCGATCCACGGAGTTCCTTCTCCGTGTTCCGGCTCGATCCCATGACGTACTCGTAGATCCGGCGGACAACCTCCTGCATCACAGCGGAGCGAGAACGGAAGAACGCCGCGGCCATGTCCAGGCTGCCACGGTACTGAGTCCCCTGCATTTGGTCCGGGTAAACCAGAACGGCAGGGATGCCCGCCGAGGCGCAAACCTCGGCTTGTAGGTCTCTCCAATACTCGCGGGTAACGACGGACGGACGGTTGCTTTGAAATTGTGCAAGCTCTTCGCCGGACTTGAGCACCAAGGTTTCACCGCCGAGCTTCTCCTGATAGGCGGCCACCTCGCCGGTCGTGGATGACTCCGTGACCGCCCCGCCGCTGGCGATGAGGTCCAGCGGGTTCACCTCGCCGGATTGGGTCTTGATGATGTTGGCGACCACCGCAGCCGCGCGGGCAGCCTTCATCTCCAACCGCTTCAACTCGTCGAGGTCGTCGATGGTGTTGAGTGCCGAGGTGAAGAACGGAAGCCCCCGGTACTGCCCCGGCCGCGAGGGCTCGAAGACGTGAATCACGCTCTCGGCCGGGATCAATCGGAACTCCTTGGTTCCACCCTTCGCCGGCTGCCAAATCCAATACCCAGTCGGCCGGAAGTTCCCGGGGTCGATCTCTACCCCGTCCACGATGGAAACGCCCTCGTCCTTGGCCCGGTCGGGCGGGGTCTCGCATCGGTGCGCCTCGATCAACTGCAACCGGGGGCGTCCCGCCTTTCCGCCGGGAGCGCCGCCTTGGGTGAGAAGGACGAACACCTCGCCATCCACGAACCACGAACGCGCCAAAAGGCCCTGGAGCGTTCCGAAAGTCTGCCGACTGGAAACGTCCGCGAACCGCTCCCAGATGCGCCACCAGCCCTTGGCGGCCTCGTTCCACGCGGAATCCGAAGACGACGGGTTGACCTGCAACCCGCTGCCCACGGTGTAGCATTCGAAGACATCCGCGAGCCGGCCGACCAAGGCGCAGTTGCGCTCCCAGTAGCGGGCTTTCTCTTGGAGGCGCTGGCGTGTCGCCTTGTCCAAGTCCATCCGCGGATCTTGGTAGGTGGTCGGGATGCGGGGCCGGCCCGGACGCCAGCGGGCAGCCTCGTAGCAGGCTCGGGCGACGAACCGGATGCGGGATGAGAACGTCATCCCATCACCCGCAGGTTCGTGGTGTTCGTCGAGAAGGAGGTGACGCGGGGCTCTACCTCAACCAGCGCAGCCGCAATGGTGGACTGGGCGATGTACAACTCGGCCCACTCGCAGATTTCGTAGATGTCCTGAGTGGTCCAACCCGGGTCTAGCTGGTAGGAGACGGAGTGCCCGCCGGCAGAAGTGGAGACGAGTCGTCGGCCTGTCCCAATTGCGGCAACGGCAGCGTCGCAGAACGTGGCGATGTACGCCGAACGGGTGGCAGCAGACGCCCCGCCGTTCGTGTAGACGTACCGGAGGAACCGGCGCTTAGTAGCCCAAGCGATTGCCACGCCCCCACGCTGGGCGCATCGGCGAAACGTAGGTAGGGCTACACAGCCTTACCGTGCCTTACATTTCATGACCTTACCGCGGGCGCACGGGTTCGGGTTGACCTGCAACCACCGGAGGGCGACCCGGAGGGATGTGCGGCCAGCGACAAGCTGGAAGCCCCGGCGCTTCATCCATTCGACGTACGACTCCGACCGCTTGAGTCTGGCTGCCAGTTCCTTGCACGAAAGCAGTTCATCAAGCGGGTCGTAGTTCATATTCGCGTTTTTCCACCTCGGCCTTTTCGTTCTCCTTCTCGTCCTCGGTCACCGACCACTGCAACTTGCGGTGAACCATCGCCGCGATGACCTGCATCACCTCGCAGTCGAGGTAATGGTCAGGCGCACGGCGGGACCGCTTCTGCCATTCGTGGATCACTTTGCCGGTTCGAGCCGCGTAGCGGGTCACCTTCCGCTTGGCGTCGAGTTGGTCCCAGTAGGCGTCGTGGGCGGCCGGCGCCGGAACCTCCCAACGGATGCCGTGGCTTCGCTTCTCGCCGGCTCGGAGGGTGGTGAGGATGTCCAGCGCCGCATCGGCCGCGAACTCGATCAGCGGGAGTCGGCGCGTTTGGTCGGCTGCGGCTGCCCAGCCCATGCCGTAGACGCGGGGCTGCTTCGCCTTGTCCTTCCAAGTGGCGGTGCCGTCCCGGCCCTTGGCGGGCGTCCAGCCGATGTGGATTGGCTTCTGGCCGGGTCCACCGGGCGACAGCTTCCCCCAGGCGAAGCAGCGGCTGTAGACGTTCATCGAGTCGTAGCCCGAGTCGATCAGCACCCGGTGATCGTCAACCCCGAGGTCAACCTGCCGCTCCCGGATCCGGTCCCACTCGTCCACCGTGCCGGCCCAAACAAGGCGGGAATGTCCGCCGTCCACCCAATCCCGCGCGACGAGGTAGAAGTGGGGTGTGGTCTGCTGAACGTCCACGGTGAGGATTCGGACCGGCACACCGGGCAGCGCGTCCGCGCCTTCGCCGAGGATTATCTCGGTTCGTTCTCCCCGCTTGTCCTGCGACTCCCAGGGCTCCGCCAGGTCGCCGTTGACGAAGCCCTGCAACCCCATCAATGAGCCATGCGCCTGGAGGAAACGGACGGCCATTGAGCCCATACTTGTGTCCGGGGACGAGGCGTAAAGGCTTGGAAGGTGGCGACTGCGGTACGTCGAGGCGGACGCCACCGTGGGCACCCACAGGCCCTCCCTGACCATGCGGGTTTTGTGGTCCTCCCTGATGTGGCCGCCGCAGTGGGGGCATTCGCACCGCGCGGAGGACCGTACCCGTGCCAAGTCCCACGACCCGTCCGACATCTTCGCCTCCTTGTCCCACCGCATCCACGCTTCGCAGCCGAGCACCGGGAGGGTTTGGAATGCCTTCGACCACCCGAGGATTACCCGCTTGCCGCAGTGGGGACACGGCACCTGATACCGGCGCCGGTCGCCCTGAAGGAACGCCTGCCACACGATGCCGTCGGAGGCGGTGGGGGTGGAGGTCTTCACACGCTTCGGGCTGGCCATCGCCTTGGCCCGCTGGTCGGCGAGGTTCGCCGCGTCGGCCTCGCCCTTGGGGCTGGATGGAAACTTGTCCGTCTCGTCGAGGATCACCACCCGCACCGGCCGGCTCGCGAGGTTGCCGGGGGAGTTCGCCCCAACGAAGTTGATGACGGACCCTCCGAGTTGCTGCTCGTCCGCCGCGAAGTCATGCCGCTTCGCCCCGCGTGGAACCATCGCCGCCAGCGCCGGCGTGGCGTGGACGATTGGCTGCCAGCGGGTCTTGCTGAACGACCGCACCAAGTCACGAGATGGAGCAACCCACAAACAAGTAGTTGGAGCATTCGCGATGATGTACCCGAGACCGGCCATGAGCCCCGTCGTCTTCGCGGACTGCGACCCCATCACCGCCACCTCATCCGTCAGGAACGGAGCGGAGAAGAAGTCGACCAACTCCCGAAGGTACTCCCGGCCGGAGAACGAGAACGGCCCCGGGCTTTGGGTCTGCGGAGCTGGAATGACGATGTTCTCCTCAACCCATTGCGAGGCTGTGATGATTGGGATCGGCCGGAACCACGACAGGATGCTGCCCCGGATGATCTGGAGTTGGGCGGAGGTCATTCCTTGATCCGATAAACCCACGTCTCCCACTCCAGTGGTTCACCAACGGCCACCGGAACCCATTCCCAAGTCCGGCTCGTGCGCTCGATTGGCCACCCGTAGGAATGCGCCCGGCGAATCGCCTGCCGGTAACGCATCTTGTAGGCCTCCATCTCGGCCCTGAGTCCGCTGACCTGCTGCCATTCGAGACACCACAGCGGGTCCTCGGTGGAGATTGGCTTGGATGCCCCGATGGCAGCCAGCCCTACTTGGTCCAGCTTGAGGCGTGCCGGCGCGCCCTCTACAGGGTTGACGCACTCGCAGCCGTCGTAGCCGTGGAGATTGCAAACGCTCATTTGAACAGAAGGTGAATCACCCTTTCGCCAGCCGTCGCAATCAGCCAAAACGCACAGAGGGCCACGATCAGGTTTTCCACGTGGTTCTTGGACTTTCCGGCCCACCTTCCTGCCTTCATTCCAAGAAACACCAGCAAGACGAACAGCACCCAACTGTTGATGGTTTCCATAATCACTTCACGAACAGCCGAATTGCCAGACGTTGCGCCCACGCCGGAAGATACCTGCGCCCCAAGATCTCCAGTTCCCGCCGCGCCGCCCGGCGGACAAGGTTCAGGTCCAAGAACCCACGCCCAAGAGGGTGGTAGAACGCGGCGATGATTGCCGGCAGGCCGAAGTCCGCCAGCCACGAAGACTCAACCGCATCGGCGATAACGCGGTTGGGTGAATCCAAGATCCTCCCAATAAGGTTGTGCAGCACGTCCAGATTCTCATCCCCGTACCGATCAACGTCACTGTACTGGCCGCGCTTGAGGTGGATGACCTTGACGATCTCGTGCGCGAACGCCGGCACCGCTGACGACTGCTTCATGGCTAGCCAGTCGCAATGCCACTTCAGGTCCTCGTCGAACGGCTTGAGTTCATCCACCCGGAACACGGCGGCGTGACTAACCAAGTCCCCGGCCTTGCTTGTCC